TCGTCTTCTTCGTATGGATCTAAATCCATTTCTTCGCCAAAATATGCCATCTTTATCCTTCTAGTGTTTGTACTCTAGCTTCCAAAGCCTCGATCTTAGCTACAGCTTCTTGCAATGCTGCTGTCAAAAGCGGTACTAGTTTAGATTGGTCCATCGTTTGATACTTCGGAACCACCCTAGTACCCATTACTGCTTCAGAAACTAGAACACTTTCTGTCCACTCCTCTACAGCAGAAGTAAGTTCATTGCCATCTTCATCGTAAGTGGCTTCAACTGCTGGGTGAACAACATCTTCATAGACCGCAGGAGATACCATGTACTCCTCGTCCTTCATAGCGTCCTTCTCGCCTTTTACAGCTTCAGGAACTTGAGGCTGCACCTCATGAGCAAGAAAACCATCTACAACACGATTTGCATCGTGAGTGAAGTTGAACCTGTAAACAGGCATTTGCTTCAGCCTGTCAATTCCATCGGTAACGGGAACTATGTTTTCTTTAAGCCTGTAGTCCGAAGCGTTCTGAATACTTACCGTAGTAGCGCTATCAATATCAATAGTACCAGCTAAGCTAGCTGCTGAAGTTCCACCAGCCGCAGTAGAGTAAAAATTAACAACCGCATCACTGTTTGAGTTACGAGCAAAGCTAGCAGCAACATTGCCTTTTCGACTAACGTGTAAAGTAGAACCATTAGCACCTTGGCTCTCAACCATAGTTCCATGCGTATCATTCTGCAAACCAGGAAATGGCCCAGTACCAGTTTTGTTCTGGTAAATAGATCCTGTACCAACATGGAGGAGAACTGAAGGCGACGTAGTGCCTATGCCTAGGTTGCCAGCATTATCAAAAGCCGAGTGTGCAGTTCCATCTTCACGAAATTCAATACCATTACCAGCGTCTAGTGTAATCGGATAGATTGACTTTAGCATCAACCCATCGGTATTACGATTTAACCAATTTAACGCAAGTCTACCATAATTTTCATTACTGTCTTCGTTGAACGTAAAATAAACTGCACCTGTGCTATCTCCAGTACCTGCTTTAATCTTTAGGTTAGCATCAGTGGCATCGAGTATTGCGTTACCCACAACTTCTAGCTTCTCAGAAGGCGACGTAGTGCCTATGCCTACCTTCTGGCTACTCGTGTCCACCGTCATAGTTGTGTCAGTGGAACTCAACTTAGAAAAATGCAACTTTGTACCCGTGCCACCAGTTGAACTATTACTAGTTTGAAGATAGAAATCATCTCCTGATCCAACAGCCCTTAACCTTGGGCCAGTTGCTGCATCAACTCCAATAATTGTGCTACCCACAACATGTAAATCTGCATCAGGCGACGTAGTCCCTATGCCTACGTTGCCGTTTTCCTGAAAAGTAACTACTTCAAACTCAGAACTTGAGTCGCCATAGCCTCCAAGCGTTAACTTGTCAGCCGCCTTGGTCTTAAGATAAAATGTATTGCGTCCAGTTCCTGATACTTCTGATGCGTCGTAGTGTCTTAGCTCAACTGACTTTTGCTGGTTGGCCTCTCCGTCAATATAAACCTCAGTGGCTTCGGCACTCTCGGTGTTAATATGGAGATGACCCTGTGGCGACGCAGTGCCTATGCCGATATTGCCACTAAAATAACCTCCACCAGTGGCGTTGATTGCCCCAACTTCACCACCACTATTTTCAAACTTAATAAAGTCGTTAGTTGTGGTTCCGCCTCCATTGCGTAAAAACGTCATCGTGGGACAAAGCGAGCTGTCCTCGTCGTTGACTACAATGCTTCCTGAACCGCCGCCGTTTACACGAAACTCACCTGACACATCAAGAGTATGACTTGGCGACGAAGTACCAATACCGACGTTGCCGCCATCGGGTTGCAGAGCTAAATTTGTTCCAGAGGATTCTGCGTTGTTTGTAGACTGAATAGTAGAATATTGACCAACTCCACTTTCAAAATATGCACCAATAACCAAACGCTGATCAATGTTGTCGATCCCAATCTCCGTGCGATTGCCGTCAGAGTCTCCGTAAACGGAAAGCTTATGATCTGGCGACGCCGTCGTGCCTATGCCGACTTTATTAGTAGACGCATCTACAAACAATGTACCTGAGTCGAAGTTTACATCATCAGATGCTGTAAGGGTAGTAAATGCTCCAGCTCCAGTTCCATCTACCTTTGAATCAGCGTAAGCCTTTATGCTTTGCTGGGTAGCTAATGAGGTATCGGAGTCAGAAACCATGTCATCCTCATCCAAAATAGTTACTTCAGCAGGAGTAGCTGCACTACCCGAAACATTACCCAAAACAGTAAGATTAGTAAAGTTTTCTATCTTAGCCTTTGTAACATTGCTGTCTATTATCTTAGCAGTACTAACTGAGTCCGTTGCGAGTTTAGCAGTAGTAACTGCACTAGCTGCAATTTTACCAGCGCTAATACCTAAGTCCTTAACAATAATTGCTCCACTAGAAAGCTGAGTAGTTGTCCCATCTACAGCAGCAGATGCAAACGTAGCTGCATTGGCTATATTGTTTAGTCGATCTGATGTAACTTGCTGTCCATCAACAAATGTGTGTCCTGTATTTAGTACGGCCATTATTCTGCTTTTTGTAAACTTCTAAATGTAGTAGCTCCTGCTACCTTTAATGATCTAAATTTTGGTCTGCCTTTAGTCGCTGTTAATTTAAATTGTAATCCGTAAGCTCGTCTGTTCCCAAATCTGCCCCTAAGAGAAACATCTTCAGCTATTGGGATTTCTTCTCCATTTAAATCTGAAATAGTTCCAAGGTCTATTATATCATCAATATTTTCTGTGATTGCTTCTAAGTTTCCATCGGAAATATTCGTGCTGCTTGACTCAATGTGCAAGTCAAAATTGTTCCATTTTTTACGATCAATGGAATTAAGAACAAACATTCTGGTAACAACAGAAGAATCTACCTGTGTACTAACTGCCTCTTCCCCAACTTGAATTACGTAATTATCGCGATCATCAGATCTTGATTCGTACTTATGAACTCCACCATTCCTGTTAATGCAGTAAACACCACGTTGTGCATCAGCTCCACCAACAACTAAATGTGTAAAGTCCCAATCTGCATTATCAATAGAATCAATGGACTCCCATTGCTTGTTAATAAAATTGTAAATAACTAAAGCATTATTAACAGAAGATCCATCAATGGGAATAGCTAAGTAGTACCTGTTGTCAAAGTAAACAGAAGTAGCGTTATGAACGTACTCTTTGTTAATCCTTTGCATAATTCCCTCAATAGGAGCAGAAAGCGGCAAGTCTTGCCCTCTAAGGTTGTACAGATCAATAAAGTTCATTCCGTAAACTCCATTGTCTGACAAGAAAAGCATAGAGTTCCCTATTTGTTGAATGCTATTCCTAGCAACACATCCAACTTCATTAGTAATCAACTGCGATACAGACGATCCAAGATCTAAACTATTTCTAACAGTATGAATGCTGTTACGATTAAATACTACTAGTTGGTCATCAGAAAAAGAATGCAACCCAACAAGATAATCCGCTGAACCAGCATTAAACCTAAATGTTCCGTAAACCCTATCGTAAGTATCTGCATCAAGAATATCAGAAAACAAAACCTCGTCTAATATTTTTCTGTCAGTAATTGCAGCAGATCCTGATGTTCCGCTTACGTCGTACTGATAAGGAACAATTAGCCTACGCTGGTGGTACGTACCAAACTCAGGAGCTGGCATGTGGCTAAATCCTAGCCCAATAGAAACTGGCTGCTGAAGAATAACTCCACTAATATTATCTTGATCAGCTAATTGAACGTAAAAACTTATAGTAAAAGGATCACTGTCATATCTTTCGGCTACAATAAATTGATCTCCTACTGTAAAAGTTGAAGGAGATCCTGTACTTTCTATGGTAAAAGTATCCCCAACATTCAAACCATTCATTGCTGCTAAACTGGAAAAAGTAGCAGTAGCTTTGCCATCAACAATATCAACATTATTTGGAGTAAGTTGCTTTGGTTGACTGTAGTCTCCGTTAGCTGCAAGAGTAAAAGCAGTGTCGGTAATGTCTCCACTCCACTCTAAGGCAATATCTCCTTTACGGAAAATGTAAACTTTGTTAAAAATCTGTATAACATTAGAACCTCTTGGAACAGTTTCTCCAGTTGGATAAGTTAAAGTAATTGTAGTATCCCCAGAATCCGCAGTACGTACTAGTACAGTTTTGTTACTAGCTACACAAACAATGTAAGACTCTGATGCGTTATTTGTGTCGGAGTACTCGCAAGATGCTTCAATAAAGTTACTAGCAGAATTATTAATTTTCATGCCAGTAACAGTCATTGTTCCTGTGGGAGTAACGGAAAGATCCGTAACTGTGTACGTGAACTGAGTGCTACTTGTTACTGTAACAATAAAGTTTCCATTAGGATTTACTTCTCCAGTATAGCTTAATCCACTAATATTAACTCCAGTCTGATCGTTAATCCCATGAGCTGAACCAAAGTTTACGGTAATTACTTGTCCCGTTCTACTGTAAGATGCAACAGCAGGAATAGATTCATACAAGTAAAACGGAACAGTAAAAATAGAAGGACTAAAGGGAGCAGAAAAAAGCTCCATTCCTTTTCTTGGTTGCCATTGCCCATTAAGATCCATACGACCATTATTGGACTCAGCCAAAATTCCAGGGCGTAGCTGATCTGGCCTAAGCTTCTGATTAAATCCAACAAAACCTTGGTCTAAATCTTCTATGAGCCGATCATCTACAGCTCCGTATGAATCGTATCTTGCCATCTAGTATTTGCCTTTTCTACCTTTTGGTGAACTACCTTTTGGTGGATTTTTTTTGCTGCCACCTTTGCCTGCCCACAATTTAGTACAAGCTAAGTGTTTAGCTGTTCCAGGTTTTGCGGTACTGCACTTGTGCCTAGCCCTAAAAGACTTTCTGGCAGCATCTGAGTAATTGTGACCGTATCCCGAAGCACCCGCATGGACAAGTTTACGCTTACCGTCAATGCAGTATAGCTTCATAATCTTCTTGCCAGGACGGGTGCTTTTCTTCACCTGCCCACAACTCATTGATGCTTTAGGACTTTTTGCCACGTCTTACCGCCTTCACTCTTTGAGGTTTACCTGATGGTTGTCCCAGACGTTTCTTCTGGGCTATCCTTGATCGTTTCTGAGATGCTGTCATCTCGCTTGCTGTGACTGGTGTACGGCTGCTGACACGCTTTGAAGGACGACAGTAGGGTGTACCCCTGCTTTCTCCTTTAGATCGACCACAAGGCTTTCCAGTGCGTACATCTACCCACTTCTCCTTGAACCACCGCTTGAGGTCAGAT